TTACCTCATGTTTGTATGACTTCTGGACACGATGATAAAATAGATCATATCTTTAGAAGAAGAATAATTAAGATGTCTATGCTTCCTGTTGCTTATCCTCAAGGAAACTTTGACGAAAGAATGATTACTGATATGGAAAAAACTCCAGACAAAGAATGCGAAATTATTGAAATAGTTTATAGAAACTACTACAACACTAAAGAAGAAGAATACCATTTTTGTGCTATTGCTAAGATGTATGAAATGAAAATATACGAAGAAATCTTTAAAGGTGCTGGAGCAAACCCTTATATTGTTTACAGATGGAGTAAATGTGCTGGAGAAACTTATGGTCGTGGACCATTAATGTTAGCTTTGCCAGCAATTAAAACTGCCAACTTAGTAGTAGAGTTAATATTAGAGAATGCACAAATGTCTATTTCAGGTATGTATCAAGTAGAAGATGACGGCGTTATTAACGTAGACAACATTCAATTGATTCCGGGAACTATAATCCCTAAAGCTGCTGGTTCACAAGGATTAACGCCTATAGCTCCAGCCGGTAATTTTAATGTAAGCGACCTAGTATTAAGAGATATGAGAACCAATATTAAGAAAGCCTTATATAATGATATGTTAGGTAATGCTAATGAGAAAACACCTATGTCAGCTACTGAAGTAGCAGAAAGACAAGCTGATTTATCTCGTCAAATAGGCGCAGCCTTTGGAAGATTACAATCAGAAATGGTAACACCTGTACTACAAAGAGTAGTTTATATCCTTAAAAAGCAAGGTCGTATTAAAATACCTTCTATTAACGGTAGAGAGATCAAAGTTCAGTCTTCTAGTCCATTAGCGCAAGCACAGCATCAATCAGATGTGGCTAATATAGATAGATTCTTAGCAATGATACAAGGTAGAGTAGGTCCGGAACTTATGAATATCTTAATAAAACAAGATGAAGTAGCTAAATATGTAGCTAAAAAGCTAGGTATTCCAGAAGAACTCATACGTTCTAAAGAAGAAATGCAAGAAGCTGCACAACAAATGCAACAAATGATGCAACAACAGCAACAACAGCAACAATCTCAGGAGGAAGCACCTCCCGAACAATAAGGAGTAAATATGTCAGAGAAAAAGCCCAATATGCTTATAGGTTTGGATAATATGCAACGAAACCCTAAAGATGAGGAGAACTTAAATACTTTGTTTTACAAAATGTTCAACACGGATGGTGGTTCTTTTATTCTTAAGTATCTCAAATCATTAACCCTAGAAGCAGTGGCTGGTCCAGAAGTAACGGATCAACACCTAAGACATTTGGAAGGACAACGCTATCTAGTAGGTCTTATCCAAAGAAGAGTAAACAAAGGCGTAAGCCAAAACAGAGTACAGGAGAATATTAAATGAGTGAAGAACAAGTAGAGTCTACAGAACAAGTAGAGGCACCAGCTGAACAAGCTGAAGCTTCGTCTAATCCAGTGGAACAAGTAATGGAAAGACCTGAGATTATTCCAGAAAAGTTTTGGAATGCAGATTCAGGGGAAGTTAATCTAGAAGATATGGCTAAATCATATGCCCATCTAGAGAAGTTTGCTGGTGGTAAAAGAGATGAAATGAGAGATGCTATTCTTTCTGAATTACAAATTGATGCTGCCGAAGGTTTACCTGAAGACGCTAAAGCATATGTTTTACCTAAGTTAGTAGAGGGAATTGACGAGGAAATGGTTGAATCAAACCCATTAACAGCTTGGTGGAGAGAAAAATGTCATTCTACAGGTTTAGACCAAGAGCAATTTGAAGACGGTATTAATCAATATGTTGATATGATGCAATCTGGAATGGGAGATCCACAGGCTGAGCTAGATAAGTTAGGAGAAAATGCACAAGTTAGAGTAGATTCTATTAACGCATGGGCTTCATCTTTCTTTCCACCTGAAGAATTCGAAACTATTCAAAGCACTTTAGGTACTACTGCTGAAGGAATATTAGCTTTAGAGAGAATACAAGAGTCTCAAAAATCTAATATGAGGCAATCAGAACGATTTGCTCAGCCAGAAAGAGAGTTAAGTGTGGATGATGTTAAGCAAATGATGACTGATAAACGTTATTATGACCAAAGACATAGAGACACTTCTTATGTTAAACAAGTAGATGAGGCTTGGGCTAGACTCAATCGTGCCGGCAAAGCTTAATGCTTTATGTGGAAAAAGGAACGCCAGCTCACGCTTATGAGTTGGCATTCAAATTACGTCCTTTAGATAAATTTGAAATAGCCCTAGGTGGGCATGATCCATTAACGGCTCTTATAAATCCTTTTAGATATACCAGAGATAACGTAAATACCTATACTGTTTTAAAAGAAGGAAAGGTGTTAGCTATGTTTGGTGTTGTTTCAACTAAACGCAATATTAAGCATGGCTCTGTTTGGATGTTATCTTCAGAAGAATTAGATCCATATTGGTATTATTTTACAAAACGTACTAAGAAATGGTCTGATTATTTTCTCTCTGATTATGAATATGTGTCCAATTGTGTAACAGTTGAGCATAAAACTAACATAAAATGGTTAAAATGGCTTGGTTTTAGCTTTAATTCAAAAGAAATACTAGTCAAAGGAGTTAAAGTATTGTATTTTTATAAGAAGATACAGGGCGTATCTAAAAATATACAGCCCGTTTTAAATGATCTCGGTCCAGTTTGGGCAACCGATGAGAAGTTAAATAGGACAACTGGTTAATTAACTTTAAATAGGAGCTTAAAATGGCAACGCAAATTTCAACGGCGTTTATTAAGCAGTTTGAAGCCGAAGTCCACATGGCTTATCAGAGGATGGGAAGCAAACTGCGTAATACTATACGTCAATCAAATAACGTTACTGGCAACCAAGCAAGATTCCAGAAAGTTGGCAAAGGTGCTGCGTCTACTAAATCTAGACACGGACAAGTCAACACAATGGAAGTAGCTCACACTACTGTAGATGTTACTTTAGCTGACTTCTATGCTGCCGACTATGTCGACACATTGGATGAACTAAAAACTAACATAGACGAAAGACAAGTGTTAGCCACATCTGCTGCGGCGGCTTTGGGACGTAAAATGGACCAATTAATTATTGATGTTCTTGATGGTGGAACTAATTCTGCAAACATCGCACACGGCTCAGCTGGTTTAACACTAGCTAAAGCTTTAACAGTGTACGAAACGTTTGGAGAAGCTGATGTACCAGATGATGGACAAAGATACTTTGTTGTATCACCAGCTGGATGGGCGGATTTATTACAACTCGACCAATTCAGTAGAGCAGAATATGTAGGGGAAGCGGATCTTCCATTTGCTGGCGGAATGACTGCTAAAAAATGGTTAGGATTTACATTCTTTACTCATTCAGGATTAACCCTTGCAACAGCAGACAGAGACTGTCACGCCTATCACTCAAGTGCATTAGGTTTGGCTACTGGTTCTGATGTAAGAACTGAAATTAACTACGTACCTGAAAAGGTAAGTAACTTGATTACATCGTATTTTAGCGCTGGATCTGTCGAAATTGACGGTGACGGTATGATACAATGTATCGTAAGAGAATAAGGAGAATATTATATGGCATACGCAGCAGCAAATCTTAAAAAAATAGCTGGTGGTGGCGATCATAATCTCTTTTTATACAAGAGTACTGACGCTTTATCAGCGATTATTGCATCTGGTTACTTTAGCACAAGCACAGCAGACCTTAAAAAGTTTGATGTGATTATAGCTGTAGGTACATCAGGCGGTACTGCAACAGTGGATGTGATTTATGTCTCATCTGCAACAGCAGCGGCAACTGTAACAACGGTTAACGGAACTTAATCTGTTTGTGAGGGGAGTTTGCATCCTTTGTTTCCTCCCCTCACTTTGATAAAAAATTATGAGTGATAGTAAATTTGATATATGTAGTAAAGCGTTAGTTCTAGTAGGAGCTAATACTATTACGTCTTTTTCAGAAAACACTACTGAATCTAAAGTAGCTAGTCAACTATACGAATCAACCTTAGAAAACATGCTAACTAGAAGCAGATGGAGATTTGCTTCAAAACAATCACAATTATCAAGACATGCAGATGCACCAACAGCTAGATGGTCTGCAAAATATCCAGTAGCATCTGGAACACTACTAATGCACACTGTCACTGTAAACGACAATGTAATTGAGTTTGATCGTTATGAAGATAACGTTCTTTGTGATGCTTCTGCTTCTGATGTAGTAGTAGCTGATTATACTTTTCAACCTTCAGAAGCTAACTTTCCCCCTTATTTCAAACAAGCCTTAGTCTTTGAACTTGCGTCTTTATTCGCTGGAGCAATT